CCGCCGGAGCTGGTCGCGTTGCGCTTTCCCGGCTTCCCAATCGGCTTTCTGCTTCAGGAAGTCCGCATCGCTCACTTCCGCGCGGACCTTCAGCCAATCGGGTTCCCCTTCGATCCGCTGCAAGGCTTGCGACAACTGCTCCAAGCCCTGGACATAGCGGAGCCGGAGGTCCTGCACTTCCCCTTCCACCCGCTGGCGGATCTGGGGCTCGAGGTCTTTCTCTCGGGCCGACAGTTCCTGTGCCCGCTGGGTGTTATGCGCATGCGACGAGTAGTTGCGCTTCAACTCGGCCAGGGAGACCTCCACGGGCTCTCCATCGACCGTCACCGTGACCGGCGACTCGTCCTCTTCTTCCTCTATTACGGGGGCGTCGGGCTTGTCCGAGGGCGCGGGGGGCGCTTGCTCAGAGGCTGGAGGCGCCGGGGGGGCCGTACTGGCCTCCGGGACCGCGGGCTCGGAAGTCTCGGGCTTGTCATCACTGATTTCGGTGATGAGGCCGCCGATCTTCTCGAGGGTTTGCTGGGGAGAGAGCGAGACGTTGCTCTTGGTCCCCGGTGTTGTGGGCATATTACAAAATCTCCTCGCAAAAGGCAAGCATTACTTCACCAGCTCCACTTTCCGGGCCGCATGGGCGCGGAGTTCTTTCAGCAGTGTCTTGAAGGCGTCCAGCTTGTGCCAAGCGGCTTCCCGGGCGCCCGCATCCGCGGCTTTCTCCCATTCCTTCGTGATGCGGTTCATCGTGGAGATGAAGGCGCGCTGCACGCCCTCATGGTTCAGGAACCACTGGAGTTCTTTGGCCTGATAGGCCAGCACTTCCGCCGATTGCGCGGTCTCGAGTGTATCGGTCATGCGGGCGCCTTCTCCGTATGTGGCGGCTTTGGAAGCCAATCGACTGCCCGGACCTGCCGCTTGAACTCTTCCGTGAAGTATTCAGGATGCTTTCTGACAAGATGGGCGATGTACATGGCCTCCCCGCACTGATCTTGCCAGTCATCCCACTTCGTCACACTGGGGCCAAACGGTCCGACGGTCATACGGGCGCCTTCGCTTTCTTCTTGGGGCCGTTCTCGGGCGGTGGCTCTGGCTTGAGCGCGATCACGGCGTCATGGACCATCTGCTCCCGCGCAATGGTCGCATTGATATCGGCGATATTAATCTGGGTGCCGAACTGGGCGTTGGCGACGGCGATCTTGACGGCCACATCGGCTTCCGCCTTGTCCCGTTCGCGCTGATCCGTGAGATGCATCTCCTCGCGCTTCAAGGCGATCTCGGCCGCCCGGAATTGGGCATCCGTCATCGTCGCAGCCGAATCTTGGGCCTGTTGCGCCTGCTTGAGAATGAAATCCGCTTCTGCCTTCTTGAGGGTCGCATCTGCTTTCACGGTCTCCGCTTGCGCAAGCACCATATTCGGGTCGGGACTCGGCGGCTGGGGTGGCGGGGCCCAATCAGATGGCACATCGTTCCAGAAACTCCCCACATCGGCCACCCCAGCCATCTCCAACATCGTGCGATACGAGTGGACGAGTTGCCCGACGGTCACGAGCGGATTCGTGGGGCCGAGGAGTTGGAGGACCTGCTCCTGTTTCCCGACATTGGCCGCGAGAATCCCGAGCTTTTCCTGCGTCCCGAGGGCGACATTGATCGAGACGTCCATCTCGGCGTCCCACGCATGGGGGTCGATCTCCACGTACTGCCCACGGAGCCGGACGATGCGCTTCCGCGGCTGGTGCTCCACGAGCAGCCGGAGCAAGAGCCGGCCCAGTTGCTTCATCCCCGTGGCGGCGAAGTTGCGGGCGATCAGTTCCACCTGCTCCGAGGCCGCTTGCACCACGGCCTTCACTCCCAACTGCGGCGTGGATTGCAAGCTGTCGGGGTCCAAACTCGTGGGCGTCGGCCCGACGCGATCCGCTTCCGTCTGCTTCAGGAACCCGAGTAATGCGAGGGCATCTTGGCCCTTCCACTCGAAGTTCTCGACCATCACGGCTTGGGCGGGCGGCAGGCCATCAAAGACCGGGACATCCTGCGAGATGGCCGTTGAATCCATGGCCTGTTTATCAACCGAGCCTTCGGTATAATACCGCCGCGGGAAGATGGACATGCTCAACCCATCGGCGGCGGCCCGTAGGACACTCGACTCCATGAGCTGGAGATCCATCACGCGGTCGGCCAAGGACTCCCCAAAAAGCACATGCGGTTGCGGGAAGGGGCAGAACAGCGCGAAGGGCCGTTCCGCGATCGGCTCGGGCTCCCCGACGACATGACAATCGGGCCCGATGCAGTTCACCTGCACGAGTTCCGCGATGCCATCGCCGTCGATGTCGAGATAGGGATAGGCTTCGATCCAGAGATGGCGCTTGAGGGCTTCTTGGGGCGCTTGGTCGATATGGACGATGCCGCCGCGGCGCGCGATCTCCTCGATCGAGCCGCGCATCTCGGAGGAGAGACCCCCGAAGTCATCGACCACTTGCTCGGGGACGCCCATGGCAATCAACTCGGATTTGGTTTTCTCCGTCCGATGCGCCATGAAGGTCGCTTCGTCCCGGGAGCGGGCATCCCGGGAGACCAGGACTTCTTCCGGCGGCGTGCATTTGAGGACGACGACCCCCTCCCGGCGCCACTGCTTGTACTCCACATCCCAGAAGGCGGGCTGATTGGGCTCCTGGCGCTTGGTCTGCTTCGTGATCTCCACATCCTCGTCGTTCTGGAGCGCCTCATACTGCAAGACATCACAGCCGCGGGCGGTATAGGACTGATAGGAACTCCGGTCCTCCCAATAGGCTTTCAGGAACCCCACTTTCCGGACCAAGCCGTCCTCGAAGGCGTTCGACAACTCTAGATGCCCGTTGTTGTCCACGTTCAGGACGACGCTATTCACATACTCGGTCGCTTGTTCGGCGGCCTGGACGCGTTGGGCGATTTCCTGTTGGCTCGTGGGCCGAGCGTCGTACCGAATGATGTGGCCTGAGGTCGGCAGAAACAGCCGGACGAGCGAGGGCTTGACGGCGCCCACGACATCGCGCACGACAGTCAGGACGATTTGCGAGCGGCCCGTCTCCTCATTCCGCAGCGGATCGCCGCGATTGTATTCGGTGGCCTTCGCGCGTTGGGGCGAGAGTTCGGCCTCCATGTAACTCGTCGCGTCCTGCACGAGTTCCTGGACGGCGTTCCCGACCTGCTCCAGCGTCATGGGCTTCGGTGGAATGCGGTCAGCCATCGCAATCCGGCAAGGATGCCGCTCCTTCGGACCATGAGTTTCCGCACTTCAGACAGACGACCAGCGCATGGCCGTCCGGCTTGAAGAGATCCACGACGGTCGGATGCTGCTCATTCGCGCTCGGGCGAACATTCAGGGGCACGATGCCCATTCTGCCACGGGCCAGCGCGGCGGCAGGTGATCCCAATGCGTGCCACTCATCCCAGTTCATACCAATCCCCGGATCAGTTTGGGCTTATACGGCTCGTTGCGGCGTTCCCGGCCCCGGGCCAACGTGACCGCATCCGCCGCGAACGTCAGGACAAAGGCATCGGCCAGGTCGGGCGAGTGCTTCTCGTCCTTCGGCAAGACGCGAGCCCGGCCTTTGCCGCCCTTGAAGTCGAAGTGCTCCCCCGTGAGCTCTTTCACGAACGGATTATCCTTCGAGGTCCCCCGATAGGACTCCGGGATCTTACAGTTCCGGGCGGCGAACCATTCCTTGGCCTTGAACCAGAGCTCGGTCCGCAGGTCTTTGTAGCGATCCACGCTTGCGAGGGGGGGCGTTTCTTGAACGTTCACGCCCCGGATCGGGAGGCCCAGCCCTTTCAGGCGGTCCACGATGGGGCCGCCCATGCCGATCTCGTCCACACAGATCACCAGGGGCTTCAACCACAGCGGGGTGGAGTCCCATTCGAGCTTGACGCGGGCGGCGAGCTGTTCGGCATCCAACTTGGCCCACCAGCGGATGGGCTCCAGGAGGATGCGGGTCTGGCGCTTCGCCAACGCAGAGCGATTGGACCCGAACCGCGCGCAGTCCAGGCCCCAGATCACGGCTTCGAGCTTCCCCACCTGGACATCCCGGGTACAGGCCGGTTCCACCAGATCGAACGGGATCACCACATCGTCTTCCGAGATCGGGAACTCCCCCTCGATGCGAATCCGGTAGGCATTGGACGCACTTCCCCATTCCGCGATCACGCCTTGCGTGTAGGAGTCGTGGTCCAGGTCGGGCACCACCTCGCCCCGGGGGACTTGGCGGGTCCACCAGATGTGCGCCAAGTCCGTATGGACCCGATGGAAGAAGCCCTCGCGGGCCAAGGGGTTGCCCGTCAAGACCGCCATGGGATGGGGGCCCGTCAAGCTCGACTGTGCCGCTTCCCAGACGGTATCCGGCACGTCCGAGGCTTCATCCACGAGCACG